CCCAACCAAAACAGAGCCGAATCCATTAGCGGCACAAATGTCCCGGCTTGAGGCGCAGATGACGTCACTGGCAGAAAAGGTCGAAGACATAAAGATTAACGTGACCCAGATCGCCAAATTGGATAAAACAATTGCGGAAGTGGTCATTCACAACGGTCATGCCAGGGAGAACATCGATTCCCTTTGGAAGCAGATCGAAGAAACAAAAGTCAGAGTCGAGCAAGCAAATAGCCGCATTACTGGCGTCGAAAACAATACGAACGAGAATATCAACAAGGCCAAAGGTGCTGGCTGGGCCTTTGGCATTATGTTTGGCGTGATTCAGGTGCTGGTAGTGGCCTCGGTGGCCTGGGTATTTAGCAACGTCTCTGAGAGCATTATTTCTAACCGCGTACAAAGCGAGCAGATCCAACGCCTGGATATTGCCGTGAAAGAGCTGGTTATCCGGGGGCAGAAGTGAAGCTCTATGACAACTGGCTAGAAATCATGCGCCGGTCATGGAGCCTGCGTTTGATTATTGTCGCTGGCATTCTGTCTGGATGCGAGATTGCGCTGCCATTGATTGGCGACCAATTCCAGCCTGGGGTTTTCGCCGGACTATCGTTTGCCTTTACCACAGCGGCCTTCGTTGCGCGTCTGGTGGCCCAGAAAGGGATATGATGGAGCAAGCCGCCGATAAGATTCGCCGCTGGAAATCTGCCGCTGCGATCGCTACCGTTATCGCCATTCCGGCAGAGGGACTGCGCCAGTATGCCTATTACGATCCGCCTGGAATCCTTACAGTTTGCTACGGTTCGACGGCACAGGTCGAAACAGGCAAGAAATACAGCCTGGAAGAATGCCGAGCCCGGCTGGACAACGACATGCTTGATGCCATTCGCACTGTGGATCGCTGCGCACCAGGGTTGCCTGATCATGTGCTGGCCGCCTTTGGCGATGCCGTTTACAACATGGGTCCAAAGATTGCCTGCGACCCCCAGCGCTCCACTGCCGCCCGTCTGCTGAAGGCCGGAAAAACCAACGAAGCCTGTAAAGAGCTGCCCAAATGGAATAAAGCCAACGTCGGCGGTTCCATGGTGCCGCTGCCAGGGCTTACCAAACGCCGCAAAGCCGAAATGGCCCTTTGCCTGGGAGAAACCCCGTGATGAATCCAATCCTGTTGCGATGGATCGGCGCCGCTTTGTCGGCGCTAGTGCTTTTAGCCTGTGTCTATGCCAAAGGCCGTAACGATGTCCAAGTGAAGTTCAACGCCTACAAGGCCGAGGTAGCCGCAGCCGCCCACGCCCAAGAGGAACAAACCCGTCGAATCGAGGTGAAAAATGCAAAAGCCACTCAAGAAGCATCTGATCTACACCGCAAGCAGCTTGCTGTTCTGCGCAGCTATTACGCTCAGCGGTTGCCAAACGCTGGCACCGGCAGCTTGCCCCAAGTATCCGGCAGCGCCCCAAGAGCTGATGGCGCCAGCCCCGACTACGTATCTGCTATCCCCCCTGTTGACGTACTCGCCAGCCAGTGCGCCGAAACAACCCTGATGCTGACCGGCCTGCAAGGCTGGGTATCCAGAGTCACCGAGAACACGAATGACTGATGTATTTGAACAGGCCAGCGAGCGTGAGCAGCTAGAGCGGGATCTGGCCATTCGCTTTTCCCGCAAGGTTAATGAGCTCCCGCACAAAGGCTGCTGTTATTTCTGTGAGAAGCCATTGCCAGAGCCGCTACGGTTCTGTGACAGCTTTTGCCGCGATGACCACCAGAAGGACGAGGACGCCTTGAAGCGGAACGGAGGCAAGCGATGACCGGACCAAAGAAAGCGCCCGACTGGGAAAAGATCGAGAAGCTGTACCGCGCTGGCGTGCTGTCTGTACGCGAGATTGCGGCTTCGCATGGCGTTTCCCATACTGCGATCAATAAGCGCGCCAAGGCCGAAGGCTGGGTCAAAGACCTCAAGGCAAAGATCAAAGCCAAGGCAGAAGAGAAGGTTTCCAAAGCGGCAGTTTCCAGTCAGGTTTCCACGGAGAAGCGGATTGAAGAAACGCAGATCATCGAAGCCAACGCAACGGTGATTGCCAGTGTTCGCTTAGAGCACCGCAAGGATATTGCCAAGCACCGAAGCCTGACAGCCAAGCTCTTTGACGAAATCGAGCACCAGACGTTGAACCAAGAGCTGTACGAGAAGCTTGGCGAAATCTGCTACGCGCCAGACAAGAACGGCCAAGACAAGAGTTACGACCTGTTTATGAAGGTCATCAACACCCCAAGCCGTGTTGAATCAGCCAAGAAGCTGGCAGAAACGCTGAAAACGCTAATTGCCCTGGAGCGCGAAGCCTATTCCATGGATAGCAACGACAAGCCGCCAACCGATCCGATTGACGATATGACGGACGATGAAATTGGCGCCCGACTGGTTGCACTACTCACTACGCCGACTGCATGACCATTGCTGCCTGGTGGGATCAGCTGCCTAAGTCAGAAGAAGCGCTCGCCGCCGTTCTGAATACATTGCCTTTTGCCCAGCGCAAAGAGGCGATGAAGTTAGTTGAGCGCGCCAAGCAACGCATCGCCACCAGCAAGCTTTTCTCTTATTACCCAGAAACGGGACCGCTACGCCGTGAGCTTTACCCCAGGCACATGGAGTTTTTCAAGGCAGGGGCTGATTATCGGGAGCGCTGCTTTATGGCGGCCAACCGGATTGGCAAGACGGAAGGCGCTGGCGGCTACGAAACCACGCTTCATCTGACAGGCCGTTATCCTGAATGGTGGACCGGTAAGCGCTTTACGCGCCCAGTGCAGTTCTGGGCAGCGGGCAAGACCAATGAAACAACGCGAGACATTGTGCAGCGCAAGCTGTTCGGCAAGATCAGTTACGCCTCTGGGCGCAAAGGTTTTGCCGGAAGCGGTCTGGTGCCGCTTGAGGATATTGGCGGCGTAACCTGGAAGCAGGGGGTTTCCGACCTGGCCGATACGATTCAGATCAAACACCAGTCCGGCGGCTGGTCCCAGTTAGGACTTAAAAGCTACCAACAAGGACGCGGATCGTTTGAAGGTACGGAACAGGATGGAATCTGGCTCGATGAAGAGCCGCCTATGGATATTTACGGCGAGTGTTTGATCCGTACTGCGACCACCAAAGGAATCATTTACACCACGTTTACACCCCTGGAAGGCATGAGCGAAATGGCGATGTCATTCCTACCTGATGGCAAGGTTCCAAATGCCTAGCATCAGCGCATCCAAGTATCTAGTGATGGCGGGCTGGGACGATGTCCCGCATTTAGACGAACAAACCAAGCGTGAGCTGCTGGAATCAACACCGGCGCATCTACGTGACGCGCGCTCAAAAGGCATCCCCGTGCTAGGTTCTGGCCGGATTTTCCCAGTGGACGAGGCGCTGATTACCGTCGAGCCATTCCAGCTGCCAGACCTGTGGCCACGGATCGCTGCCATGGATATTGGCTGGGATCACCCAACCGCCATGGTTTGGGGTGCCATTGATCGCGACGAGAACATCATTTACCTCTACGACTCGATCCGCGAGAAAGAGAAAACGCCGGGCGACTTTGCGCCGATGATCCTGGAAAAGGGTCACTGGATCCCAATGGCGTGGCCGCACGATGCGCTACAGCACGAAAAAGGCACAGGCGTTCAGATGGCAGAGCAGTATCGCGCCATGAAGGTGAACATGCTGCATGAAATGGCACAATTCCCTGAGACAGGCGACAACGGCGAGACGCGCGTATCACGAACCAGCGTGGAAGCAGGCCTATTTATGATGCTGCAAGCATTTCAGGCGAACGACCCGAACCATTACGCCCGTTTGCGGGAACGCGACCCTAGCGCTAAGCCGTTACGCATCAAAGTGTTTTCAACGATGCACGACTGGTTCCAGGAATTCCGTATCTACCACCGCAAAGACGGCAAGATTGTGAAGCTGATGGATGACTTGATGTCGGCAAGCCGCTATCTATTGATGATGGAACGCTACGCCATCATCCCGCCAGACCCACAAAAGGCAACATTGAACGTGCGCCGTGAATACGATTGGCGCGCCGGATAATCGAATAGCGCCGCGTTACCCACAATGCCCAGAATAGCTCAACACCGGGATGTTCTATGATCGGCGGGATCCAACTGAATACTGAAGCCATTGACCGTGACGCACCGGGCTACCCTGGCGCTAATGCGGGTGGCCCAACGTATGCCAAATCATTCCAGCACGATGACAAGCCGCACGGCAAAATTGTGATGGGCGAGGCGCCTACCGATCAGACCAATGAAACACCTGAAGATCTGATTGATAGCGCCTTACCGCGCGCTCAAGTTGAGATGTTTTTGCGAGAAATTAAGCATCAGCCGCATTGGCGCCGCGAGGCCGACCGTTGCGCGGATTACTACGACGGCAACCAGCTCTCACCGGAGACGGTTGAAAGGCTGCAAGACCGTGGCCAGCCGCCGCTCATTGCCAACCTGATTAAGCCAACCGTGGACACGGTGCTGGGCATGGAAGCCAAGAGCCGTTCAGATTGGCGTGTGCGCCCTGAAGATGACGGGATGTGCGAGGATGATCTGGCCGAAGCTTTGTCCGTGAAGCTTAAGCACGCTGAAATCGAGTCCCGCGCAGACCGCGCCATTTCCGATGCCTATGCTGGCCAGCTGAAAGCAGGGCTGGGCTGGGTCGAAGTGGGTCGTGAAAACGATCCGTTCAAGTGCCCGTACCGTGTGCGTGCCGTGCATCGTCGGGAGATTTTCTGGGACTGGCGTGCAGAACAACCGGATTTATCCGATGCCCGTTACCTGATTCGCCGCCGCTGGCTGGAATTGGAACATGCCATTGCGCTGATGCCGCAGTATGCCGGTCTATTCCGTGCCACAACGGGCGGCTGGGCAGGGTTTGACCCGCTGCTGGAACAAGACAGCCGTCTGGTGCAGTCGTGGGAAATCGAGCGCGACACACGCATTGCCGCCACCGATTGGCGCGACATCCAGCGCATGCGCATCTGTCTGTATGAGATCTGGTATCGCAAGTGGGTGCGCGGCTACGTGATGAGTCTGCCCAATGGCACTACCTTAGAGGTGGATTTTGATAATCCGCGTCACCAAGAAGCCATTTTGTCAGGCATCGCCCAAGTTAAGCAAGCCACCTTCCAGAAGGTACGCCTTGCCTGGTACACCGGTCCGCACTTCCTGTATGACGTGCCGAGCCCTTATAAGCATGGCAATTTCCCTTATGTGCCGTTCTTTGGCTACCGTGAAGATCTAACCAACGTGCCATATGGTCTGATTCGCGCCATGATCAGCCCACAGGATGAGATTAACGCGCGCAAGTCCAAGATGCTGTGGAGTCTTAACTCCCGTCGTGTCACAGCCGATTCCGATGCTGTGACTGACCACAATAAGGCCGCGCAAGAAGTGTCGCGCCCCGATGCCTACATTATCCTGAACGCCAATCGCAAGCCAGGTAGCCAGTTCCATGTCGAACCCGGTGGCGAACTGGCGACACAGCAATTCCAGGTGATGCAAGAGTCCAAGCAAGAGATTGCCGAGGCGTCAGGCATCCATAAGTCGATGCAAGGCCAGCAATCAGGCGCTAATTCGGGTCTGGCGATCAATTCACTGATCGAGCAGGGGCTCAATACACTGGCCGAGATTAACGACAACTTCCGTTACTCGCGCCGCCTGGTCGGTGAAATGCTGTTTGAGCTTGTCAAAGAAAGCACAGCGGGTCGCCCGACCAATGTTAGCGTCGGTGAAGGCCAGCAGAAAAAGATCATTACCCTGAACCAACAGGTACAAGACCCAGAGACGGGCCAGCTGGTCGTGATAAACGACGTGAGCAAGGTGCGCGCCAAGGTGGTGCTGGATGACGTGCCGAGCACGCCAACCTACCGCATGCAGCAGTTGCAGATGCTGACCGAAATCACCAAGGCGCTGCCGCCACAGCTGCAAGGCGCTATGGCTGATATGGTGGTGGAAGCAACCGACCTGCCCAAGCGCTATGAGGTAGCGGATCGTTTACGTGCTGCCGCTGGCATTATGAATCCAGAACAACAGAACGCGATGCAGGCCGCGCAGCAGGCGCAACAAGCCGCCGCTGAAGATATGGCGCGCAAGATGTTCGTGCTAGACGCTGCCGAGAAAGCCGCCAAGATCCGCAAAACGAATGCCGAGGCCGATAAGGTGCAAGCCGAAGCCACCAACGCCCGTTTTCAGCCGCTGATCCGCACCCCACAAATCGCTGTGCAGCCACCATTGCTGGGCAACCCCGCCCCGATGGAACAGCAGCAACCCCCACAGTTTCAGTAAGGAGCCATCATGTCTGACCGCATTAAAACCCGCCATACCGGTAAGGCTGTTGCCCTAACCAATCCGATTACCGGTTGTTTTGCGATTACACCCAGCGATACCGTGGATCTACAGGAAGTACCGATCAGTATCTATGTCGGCACAGCTGGATCGCTCAAGGCCACGATGTATGACGGCACGACCGTGACCTATCCAGCCATTGCAGCCGGTCGCCACAATCTGCGCGTCAAGCGCGTCTGGGCAACAGGCACCAGCGCCACCGGTCTGATTGCGGAGTGCTGATATGACCCAACAGCAGAGCTTTGAGCTGCTTATGGCCACCATGTGGCTAGCGCGTGACCGTGCCCACAAGCAGCATTTACGCAGCAAAGGCCCAGGCAGTCTGGCAGAGCACATGGCGACGGGCGAGTTTTACGACGCTATCGTGCCCGCGTCGGATAGTCTGGCAGAAGGCTTTATCGGCCTCTATGACGTGGATCTGGATATTCCAGAGATTTCAGCAGATATGGACGGCGGGATTCTGGAATTGTTGGTAAGCCAGCGCCAATACATCAGAGACATTCGCTATAAAGCCGTGCCACGGGACGAATCGCCACTGCAAAACCTGATCGATGAGATTGAAATGATCTATCTGACAGCGATTTTTAAGCTGCGACGCTTGCGCTAAGGTGTACCCGTGCCGCACGGTGGCCCCGCTTCGGCGGGGTTTTTTGTTTGTCTACAACAATATTGTCACATCCTTTTGTTACGTCATTAGTAACAGCAACAATATAAATGCGACTGGCATATTATAGCTGGTTCGGAGTGTGCCGCGATTCACCCAACAGAGACGGCAATCGACTGAGAAATATCCCCGCAGCAACATAGTCGAATTGCTCAACCCGTCGAATACTCCACTCATCTTGAAAGCACGAATTTCCCCGCCATGGGTATTGGCCGTGCAGATCAGGAATCCCGCAACCAACGCGATATGTGGAGCTAAGCATGACGGCAGTTATTGATCTTGAGAACCTTGAAACTGATAACCCAGAGGCATTACTACAGGCCTTTGCTAGTTTGGAGTCTGGTGACGAACCCTCTTCAAGCGATCCAAAGACTGACGCAACGCCACCGGCAGCAGCGACAGAGACTCAGCCCAATAATGAACCCGAAGGCACGACAACCCAGCAAGGTAGTGAGGCTGGCCAGCAAACCGAGTTAGAGCCGCAAGGCGTCGCCACCAAAGACGGAAAGCATGTCATTCCGTATACGGTGCTCAAAAGCGAACGTGAACGCGCTATCCGCGCCGAACAATTGCTAGAGGAGGCGCAACAACGCCTCGCCGAGATTCAGGCTGCTGGCAATCAAGGGACGAAACCCGGTGAAAACGTCCGCACCGAGCCGCAGAACTTTGCAAGCGATCTCTCCCCGGAGGATCTGGAGCTTTTGAAAGAGGATTTCCCAACGGTATTTAAGGCCATCCAGGCCGCTGAAGCCAAATTCCAGCTACTGGAATCGAAGTTACAGCCCGTTGAGAACAGTGTGCGTCAGTCAGAGGCCGAGCGCGCGCAGTCTGAAACAGAAATGGTTCAGGATGCCATCGACGCCATCCCCAAACTCTCGCACATCCAGGCTACCGACGCGGCAGCTTTCAATCTGGCTATCCAGTTTGATGCCACCTTACGCGAACAGCCAGCCTGGGCTGGCAAGCCGATTTCAGAACGATTCCAGAAAGCCACCGAAATGGTAGAGGCCGCTCTTGGGGAAATCAAAGTGCCCGGACAGGAACCGCCGACTGCTCAGAAAACGCCGGAGCAACTGAAGGCCGAAGCGCTGGCAACAGCCGCCAATGCCACCAAGACCAATCGGACGAATGTGCCGAACAGTCTGTCAGAAGCCCCGGCTGGAACCCCGGCAGCACAGGACGAACGCGAAGCCGCAGATCAGATGAGCGCTCTGCAATTGGCTGAAAAGTTCTCCTCAATGACGCCGGATCAAATGGATGCGTATTTCCGAACTCTGTAAATGAGGTTACAAAATGGCTACTAATATCCCAGTCGGTTCCGCCCTAGCGCGGAAAATCTACTCGGTCGGTCTGTTCACTCGTGTTCAGCACGCACCGGGCTTTATGAACCTGCTCGCAGGCGAAATGCCTAAAGAGGGCTCGTTCGCTTCAAAGACCAAGGGCCAAACCAGCCCTGATTATCCTATCGTCAAGGCCGGTGATCTGGCCAAGGGCGCTGGTGATACCGTATCGATCGATCTGTTCAACATTCTGCAAGGCAAGCCAGTGATGGGCGATAAGCGCATCGAGGGCCGCATGATGCAGATGACGTACAGCTCAATGGACGTCAAGATCAACCAAGTTCGCGGTGGCGCGGATTCGGGCGGTCGCATGACGCAAAAGCGTACCGTTCACAACCTGCGCAACATCAGCATGGCTGGTCTGCAGGCTTGGATGCAGCGTCTGGAAGATCAGTCGGCACTGGTCCACCTGGCAGGTGCTCGTGGCGCACAATCGACCACGGACTGGGTGATCCCGTCGCAAGCTGACACTGATTTCGCTGAAATCATGGTCAACCCGGTCAAAGCCCCAACCAAGAACCGCTATTTTGCGGCCAACGACGCTACCGGCCCAGACAACATCGGCACCAATGATGCACTCACCCTGCAAGACATTGACCGTATCGTTGCCCAGCTGCGTGAGTCGCCAGTCGTCATGCAGTCGGTGAAAATCAAGGGCGACGACCGCGCTTGGAATGATCCGCTGTGGGTGATGTTCGTGACCGAACGCCAGTGGCTGTACCTGCAGTCGCGCACCGGTCAAACGACCTGGCGCCAAGCTGTTCAGTACGCCTTTGATCGTAAGTCTGCCGCTGGTGCCAACAAGCATCCACTGTTCGACAGCTACGAAACGATCATGTGGAACGGCGTGCTGATCAAGCGTCTGTCGCGTTACGCCATCCGTTTCAACGCGGGGGACAACGTGGTGGTCGATACCGGCGGTTCAGACGGTGGCACGTACACCGAATCGACCGTTCAGACGTCGCAGCCAGTAGACCGCGCCATCATCGTCGGCGCTCAGGCGCTGGCCAAGGCGTACGGTAAGTCGGCTTCGGACTACTTCTACGACTGGTCGGAGAAGGAAGTGGACCACGGCAACAGCATCGAAACCGTTACGGCATCGATGAACGGTTCGGCCAAGATCCGCTTCAAGATCGACGGCGCTGATACCGACTTCGGCTGCGCCGTGGTCGATAGCTACTCGCCTGATCCTGCTTCGGCTGCCGGTCGCACGCTGCTCGGCTCGTAATGCGCAGGGGGAGGCAACTCCCCCTGTCATTGCACCTTAATTCTCTAGGAGATACCAAATGTCTGTAATCAATGCACCTACGTTGCAAGAAACCGTTTATAGCGGTGATTGCCCCCTAGCTGTCGCGCATGGTTCGGCAAATCTGGCCGCCGCTCAAGTCGGTGACAAGGTTCGTCTGAACAAGCTGTTTGCCGGAACCAAGGTTTACGCCGCAAAGCTCATTAACGCAGCCCTGGGTGCCAACACCACAGTTAAGCTGGGTTTTGAGTATGCCAACGGCGAAGCAGGCGGTAACGACGCTGCTTTCCTGGCTGCAACAGCGACTAACGCCGCTGGCCGCACCGACGCTGCAGTAGCCCCTGTCACGCTGGCGTATGACGCCTATGTGATCGCTACGGTAGGCGGCGCTGCCGCAACCGGCCAGATCGACTCAGTGCTGACCTTTGAGTTCAAGGGTCTGTAATTGACCTCTGGACGATAAGTCTGAAAAGGAACTGCCCCCGGGCGGTTCCTTTTTTTATTGACGAGGAATAAGCATGCAAGTCTATCTCGGACAAAAGATTATCCGTGCCAAGCCGATGACTCGGCTGGACTACAACCAATTCCGTGGCTGGGACTTACCCGCCGACGAGAACCCTGCTGATGAAGGCTACCTGGTCGAATACGTAGATGGTGGCCAGTCGAATGTGCGCGGGTTTGAAGGCTATGTCAGCTGGTCGCCAAAGGATGTTTTCGAGCGTGCCTATCGCCCCATGCAAGGCATGACGTTTGGCGAAACGATTGCCGCACTGAAGGCCGGCGGCAAAGTATGCCGTGCTGGATGGAACGGCAAGGGCATGTTCGTCTATCTGGTGCCTGCCAATAGCTACCCAGCCCAAACCGAAGCCGCTAAGTCCCATTTTGGTGACAACGGGATGGTGCCGTACAACGCCTATCTAGCGATTAAGAACGTCGATGACACGGTAAGCACCTGGGTGCCGAGCATCAATGACGTGCTGGCTGAGGACTGGGAGATTTTGCTGTGAGCCTACAACCCCACCAACAACGCGTCATCGCTGAAAAAAAGGCGCTGGATGTGAAGCGCACCAAGCTGATTGGCTTTATTGAGTCACCCGAGTTTGACCGCATTACCGCGCAAGAACGCAGTCTTTTAACCCGTCAGCTCCTGGCTATGGACGATTACTCGGCCATTCTCGGTGAGCGTATCTGTGCATTTTGAAAGGAGCCATCATGGCCAAGTTGATCCCTGTAGTTTATGTCGGCAAGAAGCCGCACGCCTTTGATAACGTCGCTCGCTCTGGCAAGTGCTGGAACGGCGAGGGCGATGTGCAAGAAGTGACTGATGCGCAAGCCAAGACACTAATCAAATTCCCTGACCAGTGGGCACTGGCCGACGAAGCAGACCGCGCTGCCGTTGATGCACCAACATCGGTTTCTGGCACCGATGAGGATGGCAAAGAAGTCACAGTGGACCCAGCGGAGCTGACCAAGCCGCTTGAAAAGATGAACAAGGCCGAGCTGACGGCTTTGGCTAAAGATCGCTGGGGCAAGGAGCTTGACCCGAAGCTGGGCAAGAAGCAGATGATCGACCAGCTGGAAGAATGGGCTGAAACGCTGGACGTGACTTCGGGCGTTGCCGAATAATCGAATAGCTACACCACGGCGATACTGGGTCATCCAAATGCCTGGACATCGCCGTGGCTCTGACCAAATACGAAGATCTGATTAACGACGTGTTGCCGCATCTTGCGGCAGACCCGTCTGAACCTGTGACGCTGAATGCCATCAAGCGCACGGTGATCGAATTTTGCAGCGGCGCATGGATCTGGAAAGCATTTCAAGACCCGATTGCTGTTCGTGCAGGCATTAACACCTATGACCTGGAGCCGGAGCAGGGCGCTGATGTAACGACCGTGCTGGCGGCAGAACTCGATGGTTTGCCGCTCAAGCCACGCGACATCCCTTGGCTTAACAATGAATTGCCACGCTGGAAAACCGTTGGTGGCACGGTTAAGTTTTTCACGCAGCTGGATACAGAATCGCTCATCTTGGCCCCGCTGCCCGATGTATCGATTACCAGTGGGCTAACGATTACGCTGGCGCAACAACCTAGCCAAGCCGCAACGGGATTCCCTAGCTGGATTTATAACCAGTATGTCTACGCAATCGTTGACGGCGCTGTATCACGCCTGATGCTGATGGCCAACAAAGGCTGGAGCGACGCAGCAACCGGGCTAGATCGCCGCATGAAATTCGAGGCGGCGATAGCAAACGCCCGTCATTCTGCCGTTTCCGCACTGGGCAGCGCGCCGCAGCGCGTGAAGCCACAACACTGAGGCCGCGACCATGGGAACCGTGACCGCTCAGGAAGTTATTGACCGAGTACAGCTTGTGTTGCAGGACGAAGCGGGCATTCGTTGGCAGGATGCGACCGAGCTCCTGGG